TACAAAGAATATTTTTCTTTTGTTTCCTCTTGTATCTGTTTTTTAAGTAAATCAATATCACTTTCTTTGGCTAAAAGTGTCCTACGCATTTGTTCCATAGGATCGTCTTCGTGATTTTTCCAATTACTTTGTGTTTCTACTGTAGAGTTCTGCGTCATCTAATCCTGCTACCCTTAATTTAACAATGTTGTTGATCTGAAATTGTTTAGCATCAATGGCTTTCAATAAACCAAGATACTTGTTACGCACAAGAGCGAATTCATTAATAAGTTGACTCATAACAACAACTTCGTCTTCACCATCAATATACTTTTCAGCATCTCGAGATGTCAAAGCTCGCTGGTATGCTTCTAAAAACTTTTTATAATGTCTTGCTCTTGTTTTTCGTAACTCAATATTAAGATGCTCTAGTATGGCTTCAATTTCTTGCAATTGATTAAATCTATGTTCAACTACCCCAGGTATCTGTGAAGCATTACGTTCAATATTTCCTTTGAGTCCTGCTTCTACTCTGGCTTCTTCTAATTGTTTTAAATAATAATCAATACATTCAGGCAACTTACCTAAATCTTTTGAAACTAAACCATACCAGTTAATCATTAATAATCCTCGTTTTCATCTTCGTTGTATGGATCTTCTTCTTCCAATTCACCAAAGACTTCTTGGTATGCCTGATGCAGATGACTTGACGAAGAAAATACTTCTCTCCAATCTTGTTCATCAGCACCATACTCATCAATAATATTGACATAGGCAACCGCCGCATCAAGTCTATCTTTTGCTGGAATATAATTTTTTAATTTATTCCATGCTTCAATAAGTACCTGAATTTCCTCTGTCATTATGCCTCCGCTTCAGCAGTTTCTTGTGTTTCAACTGCATGATTATCCCATTCAGCCATCACCATATCAAGAGTTTCACCAGTCCAATCTTTTCTATAGTGTTTGTGTTCTTTACCTAAACGGTCAACATACTTCAATCTATTACCATCTTTAACAAGTAAACCTTTTTTCTCACACAAATCAACAAGTCCACTGTACGGATCCATTCCTGATTCATATGGAATTTTTACCTGTACTGCTTCAAAAGGTTTTGCAAATCTAGTTTTCATAACCTTAACAGCAGATCTAATTCCAGTAACATTTGATATTTTATTACCTGCTTCATCTTCTTTAAGTTTTAGTTTTTTCATAGCAATTACAATTGAACTTGCATATACAAATCCTTGTCCGCCTGATATTTTATCATCTGGATCAAACATATCTTGTGATGCGTATGTATGGTTTGTTGCTACTAACCCAATGTTTAATTCTGCAAACATATTAACACAATTTCTTACAAGTGCTGTAAGTGCCTTAGGTTTTCTACCCATATCACCTTTCATATCACCTTTTGTAAATTGGTCTCTATCTGTTGGTGTTAACAACATACCTAATGAATCTATAACAAACATAACTTTTGGTCTTTCACTAACATCTAGTGAACCATAATCATTTCTATAATTTGTTACAAATTCTGATATTGTTTTTGCTACATCATCTATCATTGCAACATTAATACGCATTAATTTATCTGGTGACGTATCAACTTCCAATGCTTGTAGCCATTTTTCATCTAATGCATTTTCAGAATCGAATACAATACAAAATATTCCTTTCTTCTGTGCATTTTTAATAATGTTACCTGATGCAATCAAACTCTTACCTGAACCTGATTCACCTGCTAACATTGTAACTCTACCTAGTGGTATTCCTTTGTTAAAGTCTCCACTAATCAAATAATTTAGACAGTAATTTCCTGTGTCCACCCAGTCAACTGGATCAGAATCAAAACCTGTAGAAATACCACCTATGCTTTTTGTTATTGACTTTCTAAATTTACTAACGTCAAATGGTCTTACCATAAATTTCTCCTTGTTAATATAGTGCATAGTTGCCTATGCACTATACATTTTGATTTATTTGTTTTGTCTTGATCTAATCATTGCTAAAATATCTTCAGCTGATGCTTTAGAACCATCTGATGCTGACGCTGTAGCAGTAGCAGTTGCCACTTCTGGCTGTGCCGCTGGTGCTGTTGCAGTTTCAACAACTGGTGCCGCAGGAGCCACTGGAGCAGTTTCAACAACTGGTGTTGTTGGAGCCGCTGTTGGAGCCGCTGTTGCAGTTTCAGTTTTACTTGCTGATGGTGATGATGCCATGCCAGCTGGTCTATAATGTTGACCAAATCTGCTTTCATCATATAACTCACCATCTACAGATGCTTTAAACATTTCTGCGATAATTTTAACATCTTCCGCAGAAGGTTTCTTAGGAAGATAATCACTAAGATTGTATAATCCATTAGTGTTGATTGCTTGACGTTCGCTATCTTGTAATGCTCTTTCTTTGAAAGACCAAGATGATGTTGAATAATCAGCATATCCACCTTTGGTAGTTTTGGTTAATTTAAACTCTCTACCTTTATCTAAATCAGTTGGAAGATCTTCCATTTCTGGATTCATCAATGCTGATCTAATAATATTAAAGATAGATGGATTAATAACAAAACGTCTAATTGGATTTTCTGGAGTTGAATCCTCTTCTAATGGAGAGTTTACAACAAAACCTTGGAAGATATATGATCTTTTCTTCCAATATTTTCTACCCATGTCTTCCAATTGCGGATCTTTAAACCATGGTCTAATTTCACTCAATACTGGACATGGTTCTCCCCACATCTCCATACAAGGAACTTGTACCATAGTTGGTTTAGCTTCTGACTGACCTTTGATACCAGCAAATGGTAATTTGATCATTTGTCTTTCAACCCAAAAGAAAGTATTGTTTGGATCTTTGTCTGCTAAAAATCTTAATGTTGCTGTTGTGCCTTCAGGAATATTCCAGAACGGATAAATTGCGTTGTCGCCTCCTGTAGCATTTGGTGAACGTTTTACTTCTTGTTCTTGAAGCTTTGCTCTTATTTCTGCCAATGTAGCCATAATATTGCCTCCTTAATTGCCTATGTTTGCCTGTATTAGCCTATAATTAAATAATGTTTTGTTTAACATTATCTACTATTATATTTATTCTTTTTGAATTTGTCAAGTGGTTTTTTGAAGAAAAAGAACCATAGCATAGGAGCCTTAGGTTCTTTACGGGAGGATATTAAAGACCTGCTAGATCTTTAATTCTTTTAACTTCTTCTGGAGTTTCTGTTTCAATTGGAGTTTCATTTAGACCAACACCTGCTTTTTCTAAAGCATCAAGTGTGGTATCTCTGTCCGCCATTGTATGAATAACTACGCCACCTTGTCTCATTTCATCTGGCTCACATTGTGATTTAATTCCAACTTTAGCAAGTGCTTGTTCGATATCTGAACAATCTTTATCTGATATGCCTCTGTCTTGATCCCAATCACCATCTAATGATACTTGGTGTGCGTGTGCTTCATCTTGACCTTCATATCCACTTGCTTCTGTAGTGTCTTCAATTTTTTCATTTTCCATTTCATCAGCAATGGCATTTAACCAAGTTGGTTCCGATGGATGTCTGTCGCCATCTGATATATCAGCATATCCAATACCATCTGCTTCTTTTCTTAACATTGCAACTATTTCTTCTTTTGATTTGCCTGCATACATACTGTTAGGATCTTTAATATCACTTATTACTGCATCTTTGTATTCTTCGTAGTCATGTAGCTCTGCAAATCTTTCTGCATCTAAATCTGCTTGAGTGATTGCATTTTCGCCTTTGTATGATTTCCATTCTTTTGAAAACTTAATGTGTTGATCTGCACTAATACCACGTGCACCTCTTTCAATACCTTTAACTTGTTTTAACCATTTATCGTAACTTAATTGTCTGTTTACATCTTTACCAATGTAAGACATAACATTTTTAAATGCTCTATCTACAGTACCATCTTTTTTTAATGCTGGTTCACCTTCAAAAAATGATTCATCTGTACCAAACTCTTTTACTGCTTCTTCAATTTCAGCAACTGCATCTGGAACAATTTCTTCATTTGGTGTAACGTCTTTCATTTTTGACATAGCAATAATTTGTTTTGCTAAATCCATTTCTTGTCTTGTTGGTCTTGGCTCAAATCTACTTCTGTGCATATGACCAATTTTGTCAGAAAGTCTTGAAAGGAATACACTCATTTCATCATCTTTAATTTTACCTGCCATGTCAGCCAATTTAAAAGAAATTGCACTTGCATTATCTTTAAATGCACCAACTTCTTCTGGATCATAATCTGTTTTTGCTGGAGACAATAACTCAACAGGTTCACCTGTTTTTAATTTTTGTGAAATTCTTTGCATCATTGCTTCTGTTGAAT